ATAAACTTTACCATTTCTTCAAACAGCCCATTGGTGGCCGCAGGGGAGGAAACTAAATCAGCAGAGGCGATGCTCTGGGGTCGAATGTAATCCTTGCCATTGATGGTCTCGGACTCATTCACAAAGGCTAGGGAAACTCCGAACTGGTCGGGGGCTTCGGAGGCCATCTCTTTGATTAGGCCGTAGTGGGGGGAGTTGCGGAGCAAGCGAAGGTCGGCCACCAGCTTATCTCCATCGATGCGAGGGTTGCGGGCAAAGCCGACAACTGCATCCAATCCGCTTCCGTGGTTCATCTTAACCTTCACACCATTCTTGGCGTTGCTCATAAGTTTGAGGGCAGTCTCTAGGCTTGTTTTATCCACGAAAAGGTCGTGTCCTTTGGCCTCTCCCACCTCCAAAATGCTAACCCCACCTAGCTCCATTTCATCCATCTCCTCGTCCCGGTATGTCGAATATGCTACGGCTGAACGCTGGCTTTCGTCTGGGAAGTCGCTGATGGCTTGCTCGTCTCCCATAAAGCGGGAAACAAAGTCTTGCTCTGATTCGTCAGCGGAGGGAATGGGCAGGGGCATAAAGCATCTAGGTTATGTCAAAGAAGATCGCCGTCTGCCGCTCGGTATGACTTCTTCACCTCACCCCCGCCAGCCATCTTGAGAAACTTGTTCACCCTCGCCATCGCCCAAGCGTTCCTTGAGTTGGGCTTGCCCCCGCTGATGGTGGGTCGGAAACTGGTCGAGAACGCCCCCGCTCCCCTTCTAAACACTTTCTTCAATGCTCCAAGTGTAGGGGCTTTCCTTGAGGGGTGCTTGTCTTTGAACTCGGCAATCTTGTTCTTGAGGGCTTCTTCGTTCTGCTCTGAAATCTCTATGTCGCCAGCCTTGCTCCTAGTCGATGCCGTGCCTTTGGGGTTTTCCTTTGAGCCTTTGATTCGTTCCTTGGGAGGGGCTGGGGTTTGGCTTACTGGTCGGGCTAGTTCTTCTTTCTTATCTGTAATCGGCCCGCCCACAATCCAAGCGTCACAAGTCCTTTTGGCCGCACACTTAAAATCAAATATCTCGCAGTAACCAAGATCGCCACCAATAGCCACCTCGTTTGCATCCTCTCCGATTCCCTTTTTAATGCACCCTAGAACTTTGCTCCTCTGGTCGAAGGCCGCACAATTACCACAGAGCATCTTCTTGGCCGTGACTACATCGCCTTGAAATTCGTCTGCCTTGGCCTTCCAGTAATCCTCGTTTGGTTCGTTGGGATTGGCTGGGCCGTAGTTCGCATCATCCACGGCTGTCTGCCTATTGGCTAGGTTGGTTTTGATGTCTTGGGTTGCGATTGGGCAAGAGGCTGGTTCGGCTAGTTCCTTTTTGTCCCTTGCCTCCATCTGCCCAACTACTTTCCTTGCCCAAGAAAAGCCAGCATCGCCACCCCATCCGTGCCACGCCTGCCAGCCCTTCCCCTGCTCATCCCAAGTTGCGCCCTTCTTGTCGACTTCGTGGCGAGTTAGAAAGTTCAGCATTCGCCTTACTGTGTCGGGCGATAGCTTCACGCCATTTTGCAAGTCCCTAGCTCTAGCGATGCCTACTGGGGTCATTCCCCTTTGGCTGGGTGGTTTCGTCTCCCGCACATCCAAAGCCCTTTTAGCGGCCTCCCTAGCTCCTTCTGGTGGGGTAAAATCAATCCCATCGTATTTTGCCAACTCAATCCCGCCCATCATTCCCTCAATCAGCATCTTGATGGATGCGGGGTCTAGGCTTTCCAAAATCTCTAAGCTACTTTTTTTTTGTGCGGTTGCCGTAGGGGCGGGCGGGGGCGTAGTAGGTTCTGGGGCTGGGGGTGTTGAGCCTCCCGAAGAATCCCCTTCTTGGTCTTTTGCAATCTGCTGTTTCTCTTCTTTGGTCGTTGGGATAGTCGTTCCGATGTTGACTCCGGCCACGATTGCCCTTGCTTGGTCTGGGCTGATGGTCGGGAAGGCCGCCGTGATAATTGATACCGCACCCTCCTTGGAAACTGCGCCCATCGCCACGGCGTTGATAACATTGATAAGAGAAGCAACTTGCGCTCCATTGAGCGAAGCACCACCGAGCATATCCTCGTCCGAAGGTTGTCCAGCGGGTGTCTGCTCGCCTTCTGTTGGGGTCGCTTGTGCTTTTTGTGAGTCTCTCGTCAATCCCTCTGCGGCGATGTCGGAAATCGTATCTGCCGATACTTCGTACTCGCCAGCCAAATCCTTCACTAGCTTGGCCTCAATAGCCCTTTGTCGCATAGCACTTTCAAAGTCTTGCCCTCGCTCTGCGTAGATGTCGGCGGCTGTGCGGAGGCCAGTCTTGAACTCGGAGATGGCCGAGGCAGATTCTCTACCTAAATCAATAGAGACATTTGCCCCAAAGTTAAAGATGCCCTTGGTCGTTCTGCTTCCAACATTGTTCTCAATCAATCCCCTTGCTACGCCATCGGCAATTACAATGTTCTTAATGGGTCGAAGAACCTTGTCATCGATGAGCTTCTGGTATCTGCGGAAGGTGCGTCCAGCTTGTTGCATCTCAAGGCGTGCAGTCGGGCCAGACATAGCAGAAGGGTCAACGGCGAAGCTGTAAGGGATGCCAAGGCCAAGGCAGATGTTCCTTAATAGAATCTTGTGGAACTCTGCGAACGCACCAGAAGGACGGCTCGGGCCATCGGGGAACACGATATCTTCACCCGGCTCTAGGTAGGAGATTTTGCCCGACTCAATCGCTTCTAGCTTGATAGTATCACCATTAACATTCTCATCGTTTGTGAGCGTGGAGAGATCAGAGGCATTGTTGTTATTCCTGCGAACAACTGCGGATTGAGAAGAGGCAACTCGTGCCGCCATCTTCTCAAAGTTCACGATATCGTAAATGTCTGTGCAATCATTTATGGCCGTATGGAAAGCACTTACTCCCCGATACTGGTCGATGCGGAGGGGGTCGAATAGGTGAAAGGCTTGGCTTGCGGGAATGGTTGCTTGGTAGGTGTAGAAATCCCCGATGCTTCGGTTGTAAATATCGTAGGCACTCGGCGCACCAGTATCTCGATCAATATGGATTCCGCCGATCAAATCTAGGCTTGTATAAACCTTGAATGGGTCGCCCACTCTATCTGCCTCGATGCCTTGAATCTTTAGGTTGCCGTCCTTGTCTCGGACTAAAACGAAAAGAAAATCACCATCTCGGAGCATCGACATCATCGCCACCTGCATCAGAGTCGAGCCGGTGTGCCTTGTCGAGATATCGCACTTGTCCCACCACTCTGCCCAATATGCCTCAACCTCTGTATTGACCTCGGGGTTTTCTGTTCGGGCTTGGTAGGAAATGTTTGCGGCCGTATGGCTAGCGAACTTCATAAGGATGGAGCGAACAAGGCCAACATTCTCTGCCAAGTCCCTCGCCCTTTTCATCAGCTCTACTCGGTCATAGTTAGAACGATAATCTTCCGCACCAGAAAGCGAACTCGGCCCTTTGCGTTCCCTTGTATATTTGACCGCATCGTAAGAGAAGTTGACGAGCTTCTGCCGTGCAATTATCCGATTAACTGCCCCCTGCGGGTTCAGAAAGGCAACCGCTTTATCGATTAAGTTTAGCTGGGCTTTTTTCACGAGAAGTTGGCGTAGGTCGTGCGGATACGAGTGCCGTTGACAGACTGGATGGCAAGGGTTAGCTCTGCGATAGTATCACGAACTTCCCCAAGATTCGCCCTAGAAAAAGAGCGTCCCGCTATCGAATAGCTAGACCCAGCCACCGCAATCGCCTCAAGACAAGTCACATACTTATCACGCAGAGAAGTTAGGGTGGCAAGGGGTAGCCCAATGAAATCACCCTTCGCCATTCTCAACCTCCTCTGTCAAACTTGCGGGTGAAACTTTGAGCCGTCCGTGGAGTGCCGCCCCCACGATGTTCATACATTCGCAATCCATTAAATGATTGTGCTTCCCGACTTGCTTCCAGACAAGTCTTTCCCTGCCAGTCATCGGATTCTTCACCCTTACCTTCACCTCTGCCTCAATATGCAACTTCCAAACATCGGGCGTATCTAGGGCGATAAAGCCCTCCTCTTTGAGAAGTTGGGAGAGGATGTCTTTGATGGATGGGTTAGACCATCGCCAAATCGGGCAGAGCTTCCACTTCCACCCTGCCTTTGATTGAACTGCCTTACCAGAGAAGGGGTCGCCATTTGCGATTCTAGCGTATGGCCTTTGAACCTTCTGTTCATTGACGATCTCGGAGAAGCTAGTCTTGTCCGAGCCGACCAACGCTACCCAGCCATTCTTGCAACAATTCAAATATACATCTCGGGTTTGATCGCCCGAATCGATTAAGACACACTTATCCTCAACCCCAAACTCATCTTGTTTTGCCTTTATATCCCCCCAAGTTTCTAGCCTACCCGCCCACACGAGCCTTGGTTTTCCCTCTAAATCCCAAGCCCTCACTACACACCAAGCGTGGAATCCCCCAGCCTCTTGGATGTCGCAACTCATAATCAGCTTATCGCCCATCCTTACTTCGCCCATCTTGTAAGCACCGGGAACGATCTGCATCTTTTCTGATTCGTGTTCCATCCACGGCTCGGCTAGGACTCGGTTCACAAAATCTTGTAGGCCGATAATCCCGCTGTGTTTATCTTGCAGGAACTTGACTGCCAAGCTCCCGAAGGATACCCAAGGGGCATATAAGCCATTTAGGTGATACGAGCGTCTGGCTGGTTCGCCCTTGGGATTGGTTGCCCTCCACTCCCCCTCTCGGAGCATCTTGGTTTTCTGGCCGTCTTGAATCTTGCCCTTGCATCCCTCGCACTCATAATAGGTCGAGGATTTCACTAGGGCGTAATCATAAACGCCATCTTCTATCTTGGCCGCTTCATCCCACTTCACTTGTCCCCAGATTAGTTTTTGTTTTAATCCGCAATGGGGACAAGGCACAAAATAGAAGCGCATATCGCCCTTCTGCCATTCAGCCCAAATTATTGAGTCGGCAGTTGTCGGGGTGCTGGTTGCTATGATTAAATGATTGGGGTAGGTGCTAACTCGCGCCTCTGCTAACTGCACCGGATTGGCCTCCCTCCCCGACCCCGCTTGCTCTGGAAACTTGTCCACCTCATCCATGCAGAGCAAAGCAATCGAGCGACTAGAAAGAGCCGAGGCACTTGTTCCCGCCCACCAGACCGAGCATCGCTTGAAATGTTGCTCTAGGATTTTGATTCGGTCTGTATTTTCTGGCCGTTCTTTGGCTAGGGCTGGGCAATCGTCCACCATCGGAAGCCAGCGGGTTTCTGTAAATGATCGAGCTAGATGTTCCGAAGGCATCACCCACAAGACCGGGCAAGGCCGTTCTGCTACTCGGTAGGCTAGGCCAGCGAGAATCGTTGTAGTCTTTGAGGTCTGCGCCCCCCAGACCAACACCACCCTCCGAATCGAATCATCGCCAAAAGCCTCTAGGGGTTCACGGACATAGGGCGTGAGGGTTGTTGAATATGCTCCGGGTATGTTCGTTACCCTCGCAGAGAGCGTGAGGTTTTTCTCTGCCCATTCTGGAATCGATAGTTGCTCTCTTGGCTCAAAGAAACTTCGGCTGAACGCCCCGATGTTCATCTCTTAACCAGATAATCTTTTGCATACGCCCACGCTGGATTCATGTGAATCTTATGATGGCACTCAAAGCAAACCGCCAAGAAAAACTCCACCTCATTCAGCCTATCCCCAAACCTCCCTCGCCTATGGTGAACTTGGCTAGCCATCTTGCTCTGGCAAACTTGGCAGACTGGCGTGTTGCCCAAAAACTTCTCTCGCACATCAGAATAGACCTCGTTCTGCTTTCGTCTCTTGGCAGACACTCGGCGTAGTTTTCCCCCTCGCTTGAGTGGGGTTTTGCGTTTAAGGGGCGAGCGTTTCATCGGTCAAAGAATGGAACATCGTGGGCACATAAATCCCTAAACTCTGGTATCTGCATAAGGGTTTTGTGAAGTGCTACTGGGTCTGCTTTGTCCCTAACAACTGCGTGATGAAAGTGAACCATCCAGTATCTTCCCACTCCCTGCCGTGTCTTTGGGTAGTTTTTGAAGCAACATCCTACACACATAGAAAACCCATATTTGCTTTCAAAGTTTTTGAGTTGCCCTTTGGCGGGAATAAAAAGCGTTGAGTAGCTAGAGTTCCGGCAGTAGGCCAAGGCTATTCTTGTTGGCTTCGTTGTTTTCATTCGTCAAAGAACGGCAGAATCAATCCCAGCAAACCAAGGGTGGCGAGGATGATAAGAAAACATTCATTCACTTTTTTATCCACTTCCCGATGCACTCAAATAAGGTGGCAAGTAGATAGGCGAGAATAATGCAAGCCCAGAACGCCACATTGAGTAACACGATTCCAAGCACTATTCCGACACCTATTTTTAGCCCTAGTATCATTTAAACGCCCCCTCTGCTTTCTGGATGGTAACAAAGATTTGATTGATTCCGTCTTGGATGGCTTGCTTTGCACACTCTGGGTCTGATGGGTTTGCTCTGGCCGCTAGGCTCGAGGGAAGGGCATCCAGAAGCGATCTGATTGCTCCGTGCCACTTCGTTATCCATTCTTGCACTTCCCCCATCCGAACTGTGACTCGGCTCACTTCTTCCCATCGAGCGTGTTCCATCTCTGCTTCTGCGACTCGCTTTTTTGCTTCGCCCCATCCTTGCACCGCTGCTCTCATTGCGACTGGGTTTTGATTGTTTGCCGCCGTAGCTACCAATGAGTAAGCAACTACCTCGGCTTGCTTCGCTCGATTCAATCTGCCAAGCGAGGTTTTCGATTTGTATGACTCGGCATCCGAGTCTTTTAATGGCTCGGAGGAGATCGGGGATGGTGTTCGGGCTATCTGTGATTTGCTCACCCTTTTTTGATTTGCGAGCCTCCATCTTTGAGCGTCTGACTCGGAAGTGAGGGGCATTCCTCGCTTTACCATTCGAGACAACTGCCCCGCATCGATGCCCCACTTTTCTCGGAGTTCTTTTTGTGTAATCATTGGCTAGGGTAACTGCGGAGGGATAGTTCTCATTCATTTGGCAAGCGTGGCCTTTTTGCCAGTAAGGTTTTCCCATCGCTTCACAATCACATCGCAGTAGTTGGGGCTGATTTCCATTCCGTAACATTTTCTTCCTAATTGCTCGGCGGCGATTAGGGTTGAGCCACTTCCTAAAAATGTATCTATTATTAGCCACCCTAATTTACTGCTGTTTTTTATTGCTCTTTCGCATAGCTTGATTGGCTTCATTGTTGGATGCCCATCAGATTTTTTTGGCTTTGGGTATTCCCAAATAGTATCTTGAGTTCTGTCCTCCACTCTTTGTCTATTTTTTCCCTCTTTCCAACCATATAAACAAGGCTCGTTTCTTGAGTGATAATCTCCTTGAGAAAGAACTAAAGAATCTTTAACCCATTGAATTGTTGGTGGTTTTGCTTGCCTCCATCCAACATCTCGAACCGCTCCTATAAATTCATAGGCGTGTATGTCTGAATGCCAAATATAATAATTTGCTCCATCCCTCAAGTTCAAATTAACATTTACAAAGCAACTGTAAATAAATTTTCTTAACTTTTCACCCTTTAGATCATCATTGGTAACGCCCTCATAATCGACTCCATAGGGGGGGTCTGTGAAAACCATATCTGCCTTCTCTCCGTTCATAAGCCTAGACACATCTGCCTCGCTTGTGGAATCCCCGCAAAGCAATCTGTGTTCACCAAGTAGCCACAAGTCGCCCAGCTTGGTAACCGCATCGACCGGAACTTCTGGCACTTCGTCCTCGGTTACTTCTGGGTGTGCGTCCTCCATCATCAAGGCAATCTCATCCATCCCGAACCCAGTAATTTCCATGTCTAGATCGCCAGTATCGATTTCCTCTAGGATGTCTTTGAGCATCGGCATATCGAACTCTCCGCTCAACTTGTTGAGGGCTATGTTGGCCGCCTTCTCCTTCTGCTCGTCCAGATCGACCGCCCACACATCAACCTCGGTTTTGCCCATCGCCTTGTAGACCTTTAGCCTCTGGTGGCCTCCAACCACATTCCCAGTTCGAGCATTCCAAGTGATCGGCTGGATGTTTCCGAACTCCGCTAGGCTCTTGGTCAATCGACCCATCGCCTCATCGGAGATTTTTCTTGGGTTATATTTTGCCCCCGATATCTCGGAGATTTTTTTGGTTAATAGACAAGGATATTTCATGGGGTTAGAAAAAGTTACGCAAGATTTGTGGTGTAAGTGTTTGACATAAAGATTCTTGGGTCAACTCCCACAAAAAGTTTGCGGTCGGAACCTGTTTTGGGTTGTTTGGGCAAAGTAAAAGTTACCTAAATGCCCTAGCCATAGCAAATTACGCCTAGTTATGCGTAAGTACCCTATAATCAACGACCCTGCTTCTGTAAGTCGCACTTGTGCCTTGTGTAAGAACTTGCGTAAGTCGCATATCCCTTTGGGGTGTGTCCCTTTTGTCATAGCTCGCCCCCTGCCTCCTTATAAGCCTCCACGATAGGGCGTGCCTCCTCAAGGAACTGGGTCTTTTGGGCGGGTGTCCATTGGGTAGGGCTCTTGCGTGCTAGCCATTGGCGAGCCTTGATGATGTAGCTATGCCAAGCCTGCTCGGCCTTGGGGTTGCTGGTCTCGATAGGGTCTGGGAGTAGGCCAGTCCAAAGGGCTAACTGCTTGAGGCCACCGGGGGTGGGGGCTTGGAGGCTTGGCCTTGCCTTTGCCACACGCTCATATCGCCTTGCCTGCTCACCGTTTATTTGTGCTATGTCTTGGATGGCTTCGAGGTCTAGCCCCTCGGTTCTGGCTGATAGCAGGATG